ACCAGAAGCAGTTGGCGATCAATGGCGTGCTGGCGTGGTGCTCCAAGGAGGACTGGAAGGATGTGCTGACGGCCACCTTTCGTGGCGAGATGCGTGTGGCCATCTTTGATGGTCGGATGATTCTTTTGGGCCAGCGCACCAGCAAGTTCGGCAAGAAGACCTTCGGTGAGTGGCTGGAGTACCTGAACGCCATGGCCGCGCAGATGGACGTGGACCTGCACTACGCGCAAGAAGCATGAGCCGCACCACAGAGATGATTCACAAGGGCAAGGTCGCATCACTTGGGTGTGCCATGTGCTTCAGGCTGCACGGCGCCCATGAGCCCGGACCAGTCGAACTGCATCATCTGCGCACTGGCGGCTGGGGTAAAGGCAGCTATAAAACACTGATACCGCTCTGCGTTAACCACCACCGTGGGCGCGAAGGCATCCATGGTATGGGCACCAAGTTGTGGGCGCGCGAGTTTGGGACGACTCAGGAAGAGCTTTTGCAATGGACACTTGAAAGGACCGCATGAACCACATCAGATTGCCCTACAGCCGCATCAAAGGCACCATGACCAGCGATGGGTTCATCCCGTACTTGGAGCGCAACGGCTTGTCGATGCCAGTGGCCTTGCAGATGCCGTCCACCCATGCCCCGGTGGAGGTGTGGAAGAGCCCGATGCAGCCCGAGGTGGCGCACGATGGCAGTCTGCTGTACGTCACACCGTCTGGTGGGCGCGTCAAAGCGTGAGCTACGGGTGCTTCAACCGGCCACCACTCAAGACGCAAGTGGTGGTTCAGGATGGCTGGTGGATGGATGGCCGCACCCGAGCGCCCAAGATGGTCAGCTTGCCAGACCCGATGACAAAAACTTGCCAGTACAGCAAGGATGACCGATATGCCGATGCTGGGTGTGTCGGGTGTTTGCATCAGTCCAAAAAAGAGCCAGCTTTTACCGCCTCAAAGTTGCCATAATTGGTTGACTGGTTGCTGTTAAAGGTGTATATTTAACTCAGAATTTGATGGTTAAGCGGCATCATGGCTCACCCCAAAGGTGCCGTCGGATTGGGACTACCCGGTCGCCATCGCCCCTACAGATCGGCAAGACGGTCACTGTTTCGGTTGTTGTTGTTGTCTCCCTGTAGTTGCTCACGCAACTTTAAGCCCGGTTGGCCTCGCGGTCGCCGGGCCTTTTTTGAAAGATCACCATGGCCAAGTCAGTCAACATCACCGCCAACGATGACGGCACCTTCACAGTGGAGGTTGAAGCCGAGCAGTCTCCCGCCTACGAAACACCCGAGGGTCCAGAGAATGGACCGGCCGACATGGCCGAGGACCAAGCCGAGGGTGAACCCAGCCAGACGGTCCAGAGTGTGGATGAAGCCATGCAAATCGCTGCCCAGATGCTTGGTGGTGAGGCACAGGCACCCATGATGCCCGGTGAGGATGAGTTCACCAAGGGCTTCAAGAACATCCGCGGCACACCAGAGCAGCAGCAGCACGGGGTGCGGTAAGTGGCCACAGCGAAGAAGCCTGCCGCAAAGAAGGTGAAGACCGCTACCAAAACAGTAGCGGTAATCCCACGTCCAGTGGGGCGCCCAAGCCTTTATAAGCCAGAGTATGCAGAGCTTGCATATAAGTTCTGCCTGATGGGTGCCACAGACGAGAAGCTGGCTGATTTGTTTGAGGTGAACGAGGACACTGTTTACGAGTGGAAGAAGGTTCACCCAGAATTTTCCGATTCCACGCGCCGAGGCCGAGAGATTGCCGATGCTGAGATTGCTGCATCGCTGTATCACCGGGCCAAAGGTTATAGCCATCCAGAGGATGACATTCGCACGATGTCTACAGGTGGCGGCATGTCTGAGATTGTGATCACGCCCACGATCAAGCATTACCCGCCTGACACGGCTGCTGCCAGCCTTTGGCTGCGCAACCGCCAGAGTGGCAAGTGGCGCGACAAGATCGACACCGAGATCACTGGCGCCAACGGTGGCCCGATTGACGTGAGCCTGAAGGTGAGCTTCGTCTGATGGAAGTCGAAGCCAAGTTCCCCAAGAAGCTCAGGTTTCTGTTTGAGCCACATAGGCTGAAAGTGGCGTTTGGCGGACGAGGTTCGGGCAAGTCGTGGTCGTTTGCCCGTGCGCTGTTGATCATGGGCGCGCAGGAGCAGACCCGTGTCATTTGTGCCCGTGAGGTGCAGAAGTCGATCAAGGAGTCGGTCCACAAGCTGCTGAGTGACCAGATTCAGGCGCTCGGCATGGGCGCCTTTTACGAGGTGCTGGACACCGAAATCCGCGGCCTGAACGGCACCACCTTCACCTTCAGTGGCCTGAGCCAGCACACGGTGGAGTCGATCAAATCGTTTGAGGGCGCCGACATCTGCTGGGTCGAGGAAGCCCAAACGGTTTCCAAGAAGAGCTGGGATGTGCTCACGCCCACCATCCGGCGCACCGGCTCTGAAATCTGGATCAGCCTGAACCCTGAGCTGGACAGCGACGAAACCTACAAGCGCTTCATCCTCAACAAGCCAGCCAACTGCATGGCCGTGGAAGTAAATTGGGGGGATAACCCGTGGTTTAACGAGGTGCTTGAGCAGGAGCGCCTGCACTGCAAGCTGGCCGCGCCGGACGACTACGACACGATCTGGGAGGGTAAGTGCCGCGCCGCGGTGGTGGGTGCCATCTACGCCAAGGAAGTCGATCTGATCCAGCGTGAGGGCCGCATCGTCACGTTGCCGTATGACCCGCGCCTGAAGGTGCACACGGTGTGGGACTTGGGCTGGAACGACGCCATGACAGTGAGCTTTTGCCAGAAGGTGCGCTCTGAGATTCGGGTCATCGACTACATCGAGGACAGCCACCGCACACTGGACGACTATCTCGCAGAGATCAGGGACCGCAGGTACAACTGGGGCTTTGACTTTCTGCCGCATGACGGCTTCCACAAAGACTACAAGACCGGGCGCAGCGCCGAGGAAATCCTCAAGGCGTTCGGCCGCAACGTCAAGCCGGTGCCCAATGACTCGATTGAGAACGGCATCAAGGCGGCGCGTCAGGCATTGCGCCAGATGGTCTTCGCCAAGGGCAAGACCGACCGGCTGATCGAGTGCGTCAAGCGCTACCGGCGCGCCATCAACAGCACGACCAACGAGCCCGGCGCACCCTTGCATGACGAGTTCAGCCATGGTGCTGACAACGTGCGTTATGTGTCGCTATGTGCCGACATGATGACCAATGAGAACGACGCGAAGCCTTTGCCGAGCGTGGTGTTTGAAAGTCTTGACCCAGAAATGGGCTTCTGAAGGAGAACGATATGGCTGAAAGAGTTGGAACGATTGACCGCAACGTGTCAGAGCGCGACACCGCCGTTTTGCTGACGTGGAGCGGTTTGACGTTCACCACGCTGGACACAGGTGCGCCGGTGCAGTGGGTGGATTTTGCTGACCGCTGCGTGCAGGTAACTGGCACGTTTGGCGTGGGCGGGTCGGTCATGCTGGAGGGGTCCAACACAACGTCGAACTTCCTCCCGTTGTCTGATCCGCAAGGCAACGCCCTGACCTTGACGGCTGCGCGCATTGAGCAAGTCCTTGAGTTGCCGCGCTATGTGCGCCCACGGGTGACCGCAGGCGACGGCACCACCAATCTGGAAGTCACTATTTGCATGAGAAAGGTCACCCGAGTATGAGCAACTTCACCGAAGCCGCCGACGCGATCCGGCGCATTGCCAAGACCCTTGAGGGTTTCAAAATTGCCGCGGATGCACTGGAGTCGATTGGCTCTGTGGACAACGCCGCCAAGGAAGCTGAAGCGGCGTGCGACACAGCAAAGCGTGAGCATGCGCGGGTGTTGGCCCAGATTGACGAGGCGAAGGCTGCGCTGGTCGATGTCCGCACTGAGGCCGCGCAGGTGACCCGTGACGCCAACGAGCAGGCCGAGGCCACGCTGGCTGACGCACGCATCAAGGGCGAGAACCTTGTGACAGACATGGCTGAGAGCGCGGCTGTGTCCACCGGCAAGATGACCGAGGTGGCGATGACGGCGCGCGACAAGATGCTGGCCGAAGAGAAGGATGCCGCCAGTGCGCTGGCTGTGGCCAAGGCCAAGTCCAAGGTGCTCGATGAGGCGATTGCTGTGAAGCAGACCCAGCTTGACGCACTGAACGAATCGCTCGACGCACTCAAGGCGAAGCTGGCTTAAATGACCACCTACATCGTCACCACCAAATCCACAGGCGCGGAAACTTACCGCTACCAAGCCGGCGCACCGAAAGGACACGCATGACCACTTGGATCGTCACAAACCGCGCCACGGGCGAAGTCATCCACGCCTACACTGCTGACGCACCTTACCCGTGGGATGGCATGGGATTTGACACTTGCAACCACATTGCAGAGGTGCCAGCACCGCCAGCGCCCGACCCTTCGCGTGAATTGACCAAGCGTGAATGGCGTCTGCTGTTCACTGCGGCAGAGCAAAAGCAGATTGACCGCTTCAATGCCACG